TCTTTTTGACTTTTGACTTGCCATTCATTTAATTTGTTAGGGTCGTTACTAGGCTCGTTTGTGGTAAAATCATTATGAAAATCTCCATTGGATATTAAATTAAACTTAAAGGATTCTCCATCCTTACCTTTTAAAGCGTCTAATAAGTCTTTTTCAAGTGAGTCTTTACTAAGTGTACCATTTCCAAATTGTAGTTTTTCACCATCAAATTTAAGTAAGAAGTCATTATCATCCTTACCAATTAGAAAAGTCCCACGCTCCAAATCAAGCTTTACATATCCACCTTTTAGCACACCTGTAGTAATTCTATTAGCAACTATTGACCCATCTATAGTCATAGCCATTTCATATGGACCCTTATATCCAGTATTACTATAAGCAAGGCCGTTTAAATTCCAACGCCACACTTTGGTAGCTGTTTCAATATCTGCTGTATCCATGATTAGTAATTCGTCTTTACGCTTGACCACATGACCATTTAAGGCGTTATTCAATAGCTTGGTGGCGTTTTCTACTGCCTCTTGCATAGCTTTAGTAGGATTAGGTATATCCTCTATTTTCTTAAGTATTTCAGTATTTGAGGATACTGCCGACCCACTCATAGCCTGTATAGAGTTATTACCTAGGGTAATACTATTTGCTTGCGGATTAGTCATATCAATTGTCAACTCACTTACGGGAAATATCTTATCTAGGCCGTTAGGCTTAGAAATTACTCGTACTTGGTCAAGTAATTCTATTTGCTCGATATTAACATCTACCATGTGTAAGTCAATCGCTCTTACCTTAATTACCACGTTTTCAAATTGTATGCTTTTTAGGTATTCTTCTCCCTTATGTTTTAAGATAAGGGGCTTATGAACGTCATCCCATGTTACAGTCTTAAATATCCAACCATAAGTATCAATTGCCGATTGACTAGTTACATAGTCAACCCCGTTGTTAACTGATTTTATAGTAAGTCTTTCCTCTAATTTAGGAATACTACTTTCTTCCAATCTTGCACCTAAGGGAATAACAGCCGTTACTATCTGCGTGGCGTCAATATTCTTAGTAAAGTCAAGTAAGTTAGTACCAAATTCTATCACCTGGGTATTGGTCTTAGGGTAGTCTTTTAAATAGTCTAGATACTTCTTATCTCCCTCTATTCTAACTCTTAAATGACCCCCGTATTTATCGATTAAGTCAGTCTTGATAACTTGTAAGGTTGACTCCCAGTTAGTATATTTGTATATACTGTCATTGTCATCATGTACCGTTACTATTCCCACCTCAAATTGTAATCGTGGGTCACTCACCTGTAAATTATGATTGGTTATTAGAGTTTCCAAATAACCTCTTATACTCAAATTATGGTATTCATGAGGACGCTGTACACTATCATTTAAGTAAGCCAACGCACCCTCACAAGTTATCTTTTTGATATTTTTAAAATCGATATTTTCATCAATTGGCCTACAACTAAAAATTGGCCTACCCTCTGAGTAGACCAGTATTTCTGATTTCATTTTTTTAATTTTATCGTAAATATCATCTCCTGGTAGTATTCCAAATTCAAGCGTACCAGCATTATTATCTTGTAACTTTAAGATAGGAGATGTTAACGACATATCATTAGATAAATCAAATATTAAATTATTATCACAAAATATCTTATACATATTTACCCCCTATCTTATAATGACTCATTACTATATAAGAAAGTCAAATCTCCATTACCTTGAATTTTGAAATTATTAACCGTTTTGCTCAATCTAATATGATCATATCTAGTATAACTAGATGTTAGATTATAATTAATATTATCTCCCTCGGCTGTAATGGTCCCATTACCTGTAAATTTAACTAAGGGCCACACTGTGCCCACACCGTTATAATCTACGCTTATATCGTGACTATCTCCACTGTTTAAATTATACGTAATCTCGTGTGGCGGGACACTTATATAATAAGGGTAGACGTTTTTGCAAAAAAGTTTAAAACTAAATAAATCACCGTTTATTTTACTAGGTTCTCCAACTTTCCAACGCCCTCTTAAAACTTCCCCGGGTCTATCCGGTTCCTCAATATCATTAACTTTACCATGAATAAATCTTACTAATTCATAATAATTTTTCATACGTTGTGTATAGTCACCCTCAATAGGAAGTAATACAAATTCTACTTCCCTATCGCCGTAACGCACACCACCCATTGACTCGGTTAAATCCACGCTACCATTACGGCCTGGGACCTCTACAATATAGTCTTTAGGCTCGGGTTGAGATATGGTTTTTTGAGTTAGTAAAAACCCCCAATGCTCCAACAGTCCTATTGATTTTATTTTTAATTGTCGCACTACTTACACCCCCCTCGCTCTAAGATTATATTTATAGCCTAACTGTGCGTCTATCTCGTCTATAGTCTCACCTATTAAAGCTTGTTTGTCGATATATAAATCTCTGCTACAAGCATTTGCCACTTTATCACAACTTACTTCAATGACCTTAATTATATCGGATAGGCTTATTGCCCCGATGTTATCAGGTGATTTAAAGGTAGCCGATAAGTTACGCTCTAAATTAATACCAGTCTTTCCACTACCGACCATATCGTCTACTAGTGATTCTAATGGTCCTACTGCTTCATCTGAATTTTTTTCAATACCAACACCTATACCAGCTGGTATAAACGCACCTACTTCTTTAGCCATTACCCTAGATGGTGAGAATATGCCTAAAGCGTCCTTTGCCCTGTCTACAAGGCCGTTTAAAGCGTCCCAAATACAGTCATATAGATAACCTACGGCGTTACCTATACCTCTAGCAATACCATAGATAATATCTTTACCGATACTAAACATTTTACTAGGTAGACTCTTAACAGCATTGATAATTGTATTGGCCATTTGTCGCATTTTGTTACCTGCTGTACTTATCATCTCACTACCCCAACGGGCCATATTAGATATAGCACTTTTAATAGCGTTCCAAATATTCCCCGGTAATCTAGCCATTGTATTCACGACATCTGACAAAATACGCTTGGCACTATTTACACCTGCTTCAAGCATTTTACTACCCCACTCGGCAAATTTTCCAATAGCACTAAATACAGCCGACCAAAATTTAAAAGGTAATTCGATAAAGATAAATATAAGTGCGTCTACTATGCCGTTACCTATCTTTTTTCCCAACTCCAACATCTGACTACCCCACTCTACTAGGTTAGTCCCCAGGTCGGAAAAGAATTTACCTATTTTGGCAGGTATCTCGCTTATCCATTTAAAAACTGCGTCAACTGCATTTCTAAAGCCCTCGCAATTGTTATATAACTTATATAAAGCTACACCAATAGCAATTATAGCACCTACAATTAGTACAAAGGGATTGGTTAATAAAAGTGAAAAAAGTCCACTAAATGCCCCACCTACGGCACTAAGCCCTGTTACAATCGCCGGACCCAGTGTAACTAGTTGTCCTATCAAAACTAACATTTTACCGACGCCTATTAATAGTGGTCCTAAGGCAGTTACAACAGCCAATACACCAATTATTATTTTTTGTGTAGATGGACTTAATTCACCGAACCATTTTGCTAGTCCTTGTAGTTTTTCTGCTAGGTCCTTTAAAAGTGGTCCTAGTGACTCTAGTAAAGTTTGACCTAATTCAATACCTGTATTCTTTAAAGCATTAAGGGCCTTTTTTGCTCTTGCACTAGGGGTGTCTAACTGCTCCAGGGCCTTAGCCGTATTACCTGTAGACCCTTTCATTTTAGCTAGTTCGTTGTTAAATTCTTCAACACCCTTACCAATTAGAGTTAAAGCACCTGTACCAGCTTCTGTTGACCCCCACAAATTAGCGAATTCCGTGGTATTACCACCTACTGAGTCCATCAAAATTTTAAGAACATCACCTAATGACATACCACTAGCCATTAACTCGGCGAAACTTTTACCGGTCTTTTCCTGTAGTACATTGGCTACTTCTGACCCATTTTTACCTAACTCGTTTAACATTGATTTTAGATAAGTACCGGACTCTTTCGTCCTAATACCATTCTTAGTTAAGTTGGCGTACGCCGTGGCCAAGTTATCAATATTGACCCCGTAAGCACTGGCAATAGGTATTACCTTACCCATACTAGAGGCCAACTCGTTAACTGTAGTCTTACCATCATTCTGAGTCTGAATTAACTTATCTGCGATACTTCCTGCCTCTTTTGCTGATAGACCATATGAATTTATAATAGTCGTCAAGACGTCTACGGCATCTGATGTTTCAAGAAAACCGGCTTTAGCTAAGTTAGTAGCCGTACCAACAAATCCTACTGCGTTAGCTGTGTCAACTGACGCTGATATCGCTTGATAAGTAGCCTCTGTAATCTCGGTAGCACTACGCCCCGTATCAGTGGATAATTGTAATATATCTTTACTTAATTTGTTAAGTGATACTTTGGATGTATCGGCAATAGTACCAACTTTAGCCATACCGTCGGCAAAGTCTGAGGCTAATTTTGCTGACCCTGTTAGAACCGCTCCTGTAACTGCTGATAGTTTCGATACACTTCTACCGACATCCTCAATTTTACCCCCTGCTGATTTTAGATTTTCTCCAAACGCTTTTACCTGCTGGCTACCAACTGACCCGAATTTTTTTTGCTCCTCAGTCAAGCCTTTTAGCTTCTGTTCAGTATTGATAATTTCACGCTGTAAGTCTCTATATTGTGCTTCTGTAACTTTAACTTCTCCACCATCAATTTGTTTCATAGCGGATTTTAAAGTACTTAATTTCTCTTTAGTGTTAGCAATTGACTTATTTAGTAAGTCTTGTTTTTGCTTTAGAAGTGTAACATTTCCAGGATCTAACTTTAAAAGTGAGTTGACCCCTTTTAATTCTGACTGTAGCGATTTAGTTTTACTATTAACATCACCTAACGCCTTACTTAATTTAGTAGTATCCCCACCTATTTGAATAGTGATACCCTTTAACTGTCCAGCCATTATTACCCCCCTTTTCTCATATCTTTAAAGTGTGAATGTAAGGCGTCTACGTCCGGCTTAGTTTCCTCTAATCTATAAGCATTATCCAAATACTCTCGTCCTTTTTCAGTTTGATTTAAAGAATATATAAAGGCGTCACGCCTATATATTAAATAATCAATTATATCTAATTCTTGGACTTCTAACATATTTAACCGTGTATACTCACTTACTAGGTGGTCGTCCCATGTTGTAACTTCGTATTTATGCCCCGTACTTTCTTCTAATGGATAGTACGGGATGGATAGTTTTTTGAATCTTGCACACTGGTAGTAAATTCTATGTAGGCTTGTAGGAATATTACTATATCTTCCATATCAAATATGTTTTCCAGCTTTTCACAACTAATACTGATGTTCTCACGATTACGGCTAATTACTTTACTACATAAGTTGTAAATCTGCCCGACATCTTCGATATTGATATTATCTTCGGTAATATCATTTAACCCCTTAGATAGTTCCACTAATTCAGTTAATAGCTTCTTACTAGGGGTATGTAGATGTAATTTAGTCTGCTTATCATCATTTAAGATTATTTCTAAACTTGCCTTTTTTATATTATTAAAATCTAACGCCATTTTATTCACTCCTTTAAATTTAGTCTTAAAAAAACGGGGTACTTATGCACCCCGTCTAGTTTATTATGCTGATTTTTCTGTTTCTTCTATAAAGGTAATCAGTGTACCCTGATTATCACCAGGTAACGCCTTAAACTCTGCGTCTATAACTGTTTCCTTGTCCTTAAGGAAAGCTATATCAAAGCCGTTTTGATTAGTACCAACTATCATAATCCATACGTCACCGTCGGCCTTATCTGAGTGGTGGAAGCACAATACATACTTCTTACCGTTGGCGTTTCCTGCACCACCTATTTTAACTGTTCTAAGCTTCTTACTCTTATCCTCTGTAACTCTTGCAGTAGAACACAACTTTTCAAGTGTAGCACCGTTCCACGTCAATACTCCTGACTTTAGCGTTACTTCTTCTTCTGTCAGTATGCTCTTACTAACATATCCTAGGTCATCTTTTGCCTCATAAAATGACGGCTTATACTCAAGTGTAGCCCCACCCTGAATATATCCTAACCTATTCTTATCCATGCAAATAGCACTTATTTCAGGTAAAGTTCCCGTAAACTCCATACAATACAATTTACCTGAACCTAGTCTTATTTTTTCAACATTTTCTGCCATTATTATTCTCCTCTCTTTTCAAAATAATCAAACTCGTAAATAGTTTGATATATATTTTCGCTATCTATATAATAGCGACTTTCTTTTCTCCACCCATCTATCATCATTGGATAGTATTCATTTAGTGCATTTTCAAGCCTATTTACAATCTCATCATCTGGCATATATTCGTATAACTCAATTGTTATACTCCTACGTTTTAGCAGTGGTAAATCATCACTACCACCACTGACATAGTTATCATGATATACAGCATAAGTCGTATTAGGTGGCTTGATAAATCTAGTTTGTTTGTAGGTTTTATTTCTAATAAACCCACTTAATTCAAGTATTTTATTTACCATTTTCTATCGCCTCGGTTAATGATTTTATATAATTCTTTTCAACTTCGTTATATGCGTTTTCGGCAAACTTAAAAGCTTTAGACCTCTTACCATTTCTCAACATATGACCATGTTCTAACAAGTGAGTTAATCTATAATCCGAACCCTTGACGTACCAAATTTCACTATATGACAATCCTGCAAACCTCTCTTTTTCTATATGTTTTTTTGACGTGATGTTGTCTTTATAGTGCTTTTGTCTCTTACCAACAGGGGCAGTATCCTTGGTTAACTTAACAAGTTGTTTCATGGCTTTTTTAGTTTCAGTCTTTACAGCTTTATTGACTATATTCTTGTTGTAGTCGTTCAAGACTTTATCTATGGTTTCAACCAATTCATTAGGATTGATTTTATAATCTACCATTATTGACTAACTCCTAAAAGTCTAACGTTCTTATGTTCATATCTATAGTCATCATAGTCATGGATATCATATATATTGCCGTTGAAAAGAATACGATATAGTTGTGTATTTAACTCTATATCTTCTATCTTCTTAAAATATCTTACTTCAAATGTTAATTTGTTTTTAGACTGGATGGCTCCAGCACTTAAATATTCCTCACCTTGCCTAGTCTTATTGACGTTAGCATGTAAGGTATATATTGACTTCCACTTCTCAGTATCCTCATCTATCTTCTGTACGATAATAGGCTTGTCGTATATTTTCTTAGCCATTTTTATTTCTCCTTAACTCCAATCTTAATTGTAGGCTCATATCGTCAACTAGACGCCTCGTATTACCTGTTAGGGTATTACTCTCGGCGTATCTATTCTCATATAAGTCATTAACTATTATTAGTGTTAACTCCTTAGCCCTAGGGTCATCAGTAGGGTAATTCTCACCAATTGCCCCTTTTAAAATATAATCGGCAGTCTTAATTATACGCTGTATATTATCTTCTATCATGCTGTCCATATAATCTATACCTAGATAGGTACAAACTTCGTCAATTGTTACTACCACTCTATCACCTCTAATCATATAAAGCTTATAAAGGCCCTTAAATGGGCCTACAAGCTTTATTTTATACTACGCCTCAGTAGATGTTATGAATCCTCTTACAAATGAATCTGCGTCCTTAAGTGTAACATCTTCTCTTTCTATCGCCCTATAAATCGTCAAATCTTCTTCAAAGGCGTTTAGCGTGCCTATACTTGCTACCCCTGAAATAGTGATAGTTGTTAACGCCCTATCCCAATACTTAACAGCCTCTTTTAAATCACCGATTATAAAAGGAATCTTCTTAGTATCAGTTGGCATATCTGCATTAGGTACTACAACTACTGGTATAATGTTAGGTCCTACCTGTAGTCCCATGTTCATAGTCTCACCTGGCATTGGTGCAAGTAGATATCTACCAGTAGTATCCTTAAGCGTATCTAGGTACTGTAGTCCATCATCATTAGTTACTATCTTAGACGTTGGCTTAAAGGCCTGTCCTAGTGTTACGTTTAGGGCCTTTTTGATACCATCTAAATTCTTCAAGTCTGTAGCCTGCTTAGTTTTTATCTTTTCCAAGATTAGCTTGTTGGCAGTTACTCTCGACTCATCACCTAACCACTCCATAATTGTATTGGCTATGTTCTGGTCGCTATCTGCTAGTAACTCGTTTGTAACAGGCAAGTAACCCGCATATTTTGCTATTTCATAAGATATTCTTTCAAACTGTGGCGTTGAATTAGCTGTAATCTTACCGCCCTCACCCACCTTAGTGAATCCAGTCTGCTGTGATCTCTTCTTATAAGTTCTCTGACCCTTATTTGTAGTTACTTTTTCTACATCTACTAGGTCAAGTAGTGACGCCTTAGCCGTCTTGTATTCGTTTATTTTAGTCTGAATATCTTCTGGAACGACGTATCCACCGTCTGCCTGCACGCCCTCAGACATCTTACCAGCTTTTACAACGAATCCGTTTCTAGCGTCCTCAGCAAACTTCTGTATTGCTGTCTTTTCATTTTCCTTGTTACTAAGATCCTTAACCTGGTCATCTGTAGGCGTATTCTCTTCCTTACTTAGATTGTAAAGTCTTTCTTCTGCCTCATATTCTTTCTTCAACTGCTCAACTTCATCTAGCAAAGCCGTCGCCTTATCTAAGTCCTTGTTTTCTTCTTCCATGAAAAACTTAGCCTGGATAGTCTTTTCATTAATTGCGTTTAGTAATTCTCTCATTTTCTTATTCATTGTTATTTACCCCCTTAAAATTTTGCATTTAAAAAAGATACTGCGTTGTCTAATCTTTCCTTGACCTCAGTATCTCTCATGATTTCTTTTTCATTTTTTGATGTATTTTCGTTCGGTGTTTCTTCCAATGGCTCTGGCACTGGCTTAGTAAATCCAATGCTTTTAGTTGTGCCTGCTCTCGGTTGTGCTGGTACTGCTACAAATGATAACTCGTACGCCTCGGAAGCTCCATCAAGTAACATCTTACATCTTTTCTTAGTTGACTTGCCGTTAGCGTCAACCTGGTCATATTCTCTACCTGGCCAGTGTCTACAGTACTCTTTCATATTGTCGCATCCACAAATATTACACACTATTCGTTTTGCTACCGTTGAGGTCGATACTTCTTTTTTAATACCGCCCTTAATTTCGGTAATTAAGTCCTTGTTTGACTCGGTAACCATGATGTAAATCTTAGCTATTAAGTCGGTGTGTAACTCTCCTAACTCTGTAGTCTTGTTAGCATTTTGGACTAACTCGGTATCATACACCCTCGCTATCTGATTGTCAGACTTCCTGGCGTGGTCTTTTAACATGGTCTTGCCAGGATATAGCTTTTTTAAATCCTGTAAGGCCTTAAGATTAAACGGCATGTTATTTCTGTCATCTTGCTCATTATCTGCAATAACTGCCTTAAAAGTAAATACTTCTTCTGCTGTGACATTAGTTAAAGTATACTTATTAATCTTTTTTAGGTCCTCGTCAGTTATTTCCAATGGCGAAATACTCGACACCTTGGTAATGACTCCTGGGATAGCCTCAGGGTCATTAAAATTTAACTTTTCATCAGACATAATTAATTGTCCCCCTTTCTTTGATTTTCTGCGTCCTTATTAGGGGTAATATCCCCATTACTCGTATCCGTCTTGATATATTGTATTCCAGCTAAATCAACTGGTATACTTGCACCATTACCTAGCAACTTATCTCCACCTGGTTTAGTTTCCAAATCAAGCATAGCCCTTGCCTCATTAGGTGTATAAATAAAGCCGGCTACTCCCTTAGATAGCGTATCTATTTGAGTAGATAGGTCGGCCCTCAGTATCACATTAACATTAAATTTCACGTGTATACCATTCAATATCTCGGCACGACTAAGTAATTTATATGTAATTTCTTCCTCGTATTGTTTGACAATATAAAGTAGTGTATCTACGTAAAAACTTAACTGCTGAATTTCTGTACTAGCGTATGACGATTTAGTATAATCTCCTATCTGATACGGCTTAATACCAAATGCACTTGCTATCTGTAAGGCAGTGTATTGCTTAACCTCAATAAATTGGTTATCAGCTAACTTAACATTGAGAGGTGTTAACTGTGCTCCTAGTGGAATAGGTATAATATTCTCTATCCCCTCGTTAGCAAGTCCACCTTTACTATATGACTCTATACCAGCTACGAATGTTTTTACATTTTCATCATTTAGATTTCCTGTATACTGTAATACAGCCTTAGCAGTAAAGCCTGAGTCGTACATCTTTTCAACAAGCTTTTGAGACTTAACCCCACCTTTTAAAGTAGTACTCAATTGTTCTTGTATAGGTACTCCAATTAAGCCATCAAATGTATTGCTTGTCTTAAAGTGTAGTATTTCTTCTGATCCAAATTTATATACCTTACCACCTGCGTAATATAAGTAATATATATCCGGTTGGTCGGCTAAAATAAGGGCGTCGTCGTACCATACTTTTACGTCTGTACTAGGTAATATCCATAACTTTTGTTCAGTACCTACACCCTGTATCCATACATAGGCGTTACCATAGTGATTACGGTTATATTCTACAGTTGACCAAAATATCGACGCTGTCATATAAGAGTTAGGTCTATCATGTAACAAGGTATATAAGTGATGGTCTCTAAGTGTTGAAACGCCTTTATTTTCGTTATGTTGTAGTATTTTGAGTGGTAGTTTACCTATCGACTCAGACAATACTTTCAAGCATGAAAAATAAGTAGCTTCACTTAGATTATTACTTCCTGCATTTGCGTCAATTCCTAGGAATTTATAAAGCTGATTTAATTCAATATTTCGTGAATTAGCTTTATTTTTGATACCTAGTTTTGATAATGTTTTAGAAAATATATTCAAGTATAATACTCCTTTCTAAAATTTTATATCGTGTGATTAATTGTCTGTTTTCCACCCCATAGCTTTTAAATACCTATCCATTTCCGAATCTATATTTACTATGACTGATTTCTTATTCTTAAGCCTGCAAGCATGGGCGTCTATAGTGGCGTCTACTGGGTCTATTCTTGCACATCTTGCACCTGGTTTTTTATCGACTTTAATTTCATCAAATGAATTTCTTACAATCGTGGCATTTAAAAAAGACCAGCTTAAAAGCTCGTCGCGTTTGTTGTATTCAACATCTCCACTTTTTACCAACAACTGTATATCAACGGTAGCGTCGTTAAGACTCTTACAAGACTGAACTATCAGCACAACAGGACAACCGAACTCCTCTAACTCCGATAAAATACCGTCGGCGTTGTGAGGGTCAATACCTATACCCAAAAATGTAAGGTCGTATTCTTCCTTAATCTCTTTTAAGTGCTTGATAATGAATTTGTAATCATTCTTGTAGTCATTGACTCCACCTGTGACAGTGATTAACTCCATCTGTTCCCATAAGTCATAAGGTGCTAAATCTGTGGCGATATGCTCTTCTAATCGACCTCTAGGCATGAATGAATGAGAATATATATAATATTTCTCTTTTTGTTCATGGGCTTCATTTACGTATGGCTCGTCAAATTCTAGCGCGTATGTTGTAAGGTCCCCACCACTTGAAAGGTCAAGGCCCACAAAACATGATTTACCCCTAAAATCTTCTAGCGTTCTATCGCTTCCACAATTAGCCCACTTGTCAGCCTGTATAAATTGAATATCTGCATTTTGCACCCACATATTAAGACATTTTGTAATAAAGTCTCTTAGGTCACTACCCCCCATATCTTTGGCAGTCTGCGCGTCGATTTTCAATGTTTCAAATCGTTCCGAGTCAGCACTAATAAACGGGTTGGCTTTCTTCCAATTTTCAGGGTCCCAAATATCATCATCAGGATCTAAGCAATAAATATCGATAAAAAAATCTTCCGCCGTGGCTGTGCCTTTCAGGATATTTATACAGTAATCGTCCATTTCCTTACAGAACGAATTGAGGTTATCACCACGGGTCGTTATCATAGATACTAGAGTCTCAGGCAGGGACCTCGTACCATTGTATAAAGCCTTATATATCTTGTTATCCCTATGTTGGTGTATTTCGTCAATTGAACTATAAATACTTCTAAAGCCATCTTCCAAGCCTGCTTCACGGCTAAGGGCTTCGATAGTGCAATTTGTATTAACTGCTAGCACTGTAGACTTATAATCTTTAACGTCGAAATAGTCGTCTAGGTCGTCGTCAATGGTTATGAATTTACTCATTTCTTCCCATGCTAGACGGGCCTGTCTTTTCTTAGTTGCAACCGTGAATAACTTACCATAATGATAACCACCAAAACCAGCTATATACGTTCCAATAATACCATTCTCAAAGGTCTTGCCGTTCTGCCTTGCCATTGATTTATAACGACGTCGGAATCGGCGTTTATTATTACTGGTCTTATACCAACCAAAGGTACATCCTAAGTCAAATGCTTGAGAATCTAATAAAGTTAAGGCCTTAGGCTCGTCACCCTCAGCAATAGTCAGGGTCTCAGCAAAGTCAATTATCTCATTGGCTTTATCTGGGTCATAATAATACGGGAACTTTTCAGTATTTTGACGGTCTAAATCTTTTAAGTGCCTTTTACAAGCTAGTCGGTGTAACTCCCCACTTGTAATATTACCAGCCACCACCTCACGGGCGTACTTAGTAACTCTGTCGTTGACTACTGCACTACTCATTAACCAGCTGTCACCTTTTCAAATTTTTTAAATTTGTTTTTCTTAGGTGCTTCTTTGTTAATTTCAGGAATAACCAATTTACAACGACTTGAAATAGTAAGCCCTAAATCACTGGCACAAGTACGACACTGCTTGAAGAATTTATCTTGTAAATTAGACCATTTAGATAAGGTATCTACGTCTTTTTGAACTTCTTTTTTTCGCAATTGCTTAACCGCGTTTAAATATAAATCGTTAGATATTATATATCTCGCTAGTGCGTCAACATCTGTTTCACTCATAATTTTCAACTTGATTAATTTACTCGCTATCTCGTTAAATTGTTTCTTTTGCTTAGCCGTCAAATAACTCGGGGCCCTTATATCGTCAGTAATAGGCTTGACCTCACTATCACGACGGAAATTAATTTCGTCTTTTGTTAAATGCTTCTTGCCATTAGCTATTACCAATTCTATTGGCTGTTTGTTACGTCCCATATTTTCACCCCCTAACTCTTGATTGTGTCAAAAATAATACTCAAAATAAAATAAAGGGACTTTTTACTGCGTTGTCCCCCCCTGTACCGTTATCCCCATGTATTTCCTATAGAATTTATACCACCCTTACCCTCTAAAATCGATTTAAAGGTATCTGTAAGATGTTTTAATCTCTTTCTTGATACTTTTATACCTAAACAACTAAAACGCCTTAGAATGGCTTTTACGGGCTTTAAATCTACCATGCCTATCATTGTGACAAGACTTGCATAGTAATTCAAGATTGTCATAGTCTAGTCGTCTGTTCCATCCATCATCAGTCTGGATTGCTTTAACGTGATGTACTTCACTTGCAACTTGACCGCAGCTTTCGCACCTAAAACCTTTAGCTTGTGCATATGCTTGAGATAAGGTACGCCAGTCTCTAGAATTATAAAACTTAGTATACTTAGGGTCTCTGTTCTTATTGTATTTCTTGTTGCTTCGCTTGATTGACTCCTGCCGTCTTTTCTCTCGTTCCTCTTCTACTACCACCCTACACCCCTGGCAATAGGTCCCCCCGTATTGAATCAGGACCCCACACCTAGGGCAAGACTTTAGTAACATACTACCACCTCACACGATATCACCCCTCATATTCAACTAACAGCAAAAAGACCTAAGCATGTGCCTAGGTCTAATTGTATTAGTCTGTCTGGTTAGGTGATGTATTATGGATAACCGACTTCAATTATCCACGATACCAGTATAAGCTATAAAATTAAAATAGTTAATGTTATCTTACTGTTATTTTAATGTTTTGTTACTGTCATAATTTAACAACTCATTAATAGCACTTGAATATAATTTATATGTGTGTCTAACACCATACCCCATAATATCGGCTATATCTTCCATATCCATACAGTCTATGAAATATGCTTCCAGTATCTCGCAATATCTAGGGTCATCTACATTATCTACCTCGTTTATTATTTCACACTTTATACACTCACCTTTTTTATTTAGCTTTTCAATTCTTTTTTCCAAGTCCAACTTATCAGCAAGTAAATCTTCTGTGGTTATAAAATTTCCTTTGGGCATATCTGAGTAAGTAGGACTTTTTGGATTTTTTAATCTAGAGTCTAAAACATATAATTTATTTTTTAGTCGCAAAACACAAGCAATATTTTTTCGATACCTTTTCAAAAATATTTTCTTGCGTTTAATTCGACTTTGTAAATCATCCACGGTATCCACCCCCTATTTTTACAAAATACAAATTTCATCAAAAATCATCAATCATAACAAAATAACAAAAAAAATCGCAACTCTTATATATATTTATATTTTCTTATATTTTTTATATATATTATATATATTTATTAAATATATATAGAAGTTAGTAATATTTTTGTTATTATGTTATATTAAGTAAAAGAATATAGTATTTTCAATACTTTTAGGATTTCAAGCTATAACAAAAACCATAACAAAAACTATAACAAAAACTTTTTTGAGGGTCACTTTTTGTTATGACCGTTTTAATATAAATAGTTTTTATATTCAATTTAACAGAAACTTTTTGTTATTTTAACAAAAACTTTTACCCTGTTTTTGTTATGTTTTTGTGAGTTTTTGTTATGAAAATCTCACCATAATTTAACCTCATTTTCCATTTTTGACCTTTTTACATCTACTATTTTTTGATTTTTTGACCCTCTAAATTGTAGTGATATATCCTTTTCAGACTCGATAAATTTACCATCTACGACGACGTCAACATAGTCAAATAATTCTAGATTTTGAAAATCTTCGTATAGATATCCTGTATATATCCATATATTTTTACTATCATTTATAGTCTTAATTGTCCTACAAATTGACGTCACCGTCGGTAAATTTTCAGGCTCTAACGGGTCACCACCTAGTATAGTTAACCCTGATATGTAGGGCTTATCTAATGCTAAAAGTAGGTCAGTTAGGGTTGATATTGTGAACTTTTTACCGAAATTAAAGTCCCATGACTCCCGATTAAAACACCCCTCGCATTTATTTCTACACCCTGATACGAACAAACTTACTCTTACTCCAGGGCCATTGGCTATATCGGTGTAATTAATCTTGCCGTAATTCATGTCTACGCCTCTTCTAGTGGACCGAATAACTCTGCGTATTTATCGTAATTATGCTCTAGTAATATGTTCTTAACCGTATCTTCACTAACTACATTTGTAATAGTCTTATCAGGTAGTACTTTTAAAGTAAAGTAATTACCTTTCTTAGTCTTGTATAAATAGACGTCGCAAGCTGTAAATCTAGCACTAAATAAGAAAACATCTAAGTCACGTGTTTTATATCTTAAAATAACCTCAGACGTCTCAGTATCGTACATCTTACCATCCATAACATATTTCATATTTACCACCCCCCTATTATAAGTGTAAAACTCGGTCGTTTATTTCTTGAGTACGACCTTGATTCCAAAAATTAGATCCTATGTATCCACAAGTACGACGCGTAACGGTCATATGCTCCTGGTCGGTATTACCACAACTAGGGCACTGCCACGTAAGCTTACCATGACTATTATTTACTATTTTAATCTCACCCTCAAAATTACAAACGTGGCAATAATCAAACTTGGTATTTATCTCTGCGTACATTATAGTATTGTAGATATGCTTGATTACCTCTAACACGGCGTCTAAGTTATTTACCATATTAGGCACTTCTACATAGCTAATTGCACCACCTGGGCTAAGTGGTTGGAAGTGTGACTCTAAGGATAACTTACTAAATGCGTCAATTTCTTCTCTTACATTCACGTGGTAGGAATTAGTAATATAATTCTTATCTGTTATACCAGGTATTATCCCGTGACGCTTCTGTAGTGCCTTAGCAAACTTATAAGTAGTTGACTCTAGAGGTGTACCATATAAGCTAAAATCTATATTAGTCTCTTCTTTCCACTTATTAGTATACTTATTAAGTATCTCCATTAACTCTAGTGCAAATGGTAATCCTACTTTTGACTCGGTATGACTCTCACCCGTCATATATTTTACACACTCGTATAGTCCAGCATATCCTAATGATATAGTAGAATACCCACCATATAAAAGCGGGTCTATGACCTCACCCTTATTTAGTCTTGCTATTGCTCCGTATTGCCACAATATCGGGGCTACGTCAGATGGTGTACCTTTTAATCTATTGTGTCTGGCCATTAGGGCCTTGTAACAAATAGCCAGTCTCTCATCTAATAACTTATAAAATACATTAAGTTGACCCTTAGACGATATGGCCACATCTACTAAATTAATAGTAACGACGCCCTGGTTAAATCTTCCGTAATACTTATGGCCAGGCTTGTAATTATTAGCTCTTGCTATATTATCAGTAGTCCTATCAGGCGTTAAAAATGACCTACAACCCATACAAGTATACACGTCACCTTTTAACTCTCGCATGACCTTAGCTGATATATAATCAGGTACCATTCTCTTGGCGGTACACTCGGCCGATAATTTAGTTAAGTAGTAATATTCGCTGTTAGGGTGGACGTTGTTTTCATCTAGGCAATATATAAGCTTAGGAAACGCCGGGGCTACCCACTGACCAACTTCATTTTTAACACCTTTTATACGCTGTCTTAATACTTCCTCTATGATACTAGCTAAATCGTCCCTTACGCGTCCTTGTGGGGCCTCGTTGATATTCATGTAGACTGTAACAAACGGGGCCTGTCCGTTGGTAGTCATTAAAGTTACAACCTGATATTGAATAGTCTGTACCCCTCTTTTAATATCTTCTTTTACCAGCTTTTCTATAAATTCGTACCACTCTTGATTACTCATAGTAGGCTTGATATTGCTAAATGTAGAGATATACTTTTCTCTAGTCGCTTGTACAAACGGTGCAAGGTGGGCCAAACTTATACTCTGTCCCCCGTATTGGCCACTTGCCACCTGGGCGATTATCTGCGTCGCTATGTTACACGCCGTTGAAAAACAGTGAGGACGCTCTATCATAGTGCCAGATATAACTGTCCCGTTTTGTAGCATATCTTCTAAATTAACAAGGCAACAATTGTATGCGTGCTGTGCAAAATAGTCCATATCATGAAAATGGATTAGCCCCTGGTCGTGGGCGTCTATAATTTCCTTACTCAAAAACTTACGTCTAGATAAGTCTTTACTGATGGCCCCTGCCATATAATCACGCTGAGTAGATATAATAGTAGGATTCTTATTGCTATTCTCCTGCTTTATATCTTCGTTCTCGCACTCTATAAGGGTCAATATTTCATCATCTATAGAATTGCTGGCCCTTATCTTCTCACGATCGTAACGGTAGCGTACGTAAGCCCTAGATAACTCGTACGTACTAAATTGCATAAGTATTTCTTCAACTATATCCTGAATATCTTCTACCTGAATAGCATTGTTCTTACCTAATTTATTACACTTATCAAGTATAATATCCACCAGTCCACCTATATAGGCGTCACTTAATTTATTGTCACTAGGTAGGGTTGAGTTGGCTTTTGATATAGCTTCGTTAATTTTAGCTACATCAAACTCTACTTCCTTACCGTTTCTTTTAATTACTAACATTTTTTACCTACTTTCTTTTATACATATCGTTTATTTCTATTTGCTGATAAACATCTTTTGATACGCTATACCTAAGATAGTCCCCGTGATTATCTTCTACCACTATATAGTAGGCTTCGTCAAATCTCTCACCATCTTTTATCTTTTCTGGAACGTGTTCTTTCTCAATGACTCTTCCTACATATAGCCTGTCTTGTTCTTTCTGGATTGTTTTTCCTACACTAAATCCGGTTATAAATATCATCCATGCAACTATAATTAATATCACAATACAATATATCTTCTTGGGCAACTTCCTGTAATCTAAATAACTCATTTTACTCTTCCCCACTTTCAAATTCATCTATCCTACAAACTCGCTTATCACATTCTCTGCAAAATATATATTTGCTTCTCAATTCGTATGTCGCACCTTCGTGTATATCAGCATTGAAAACAGGGTTACCTTCTTTATCCATGCAAAATTCAAACTCTCCTTTGTACTTTTCTTTAGTGTAAAAGAGATCTTCATTACCACAGTGTTTACACTTTAACGTTTTTTTCACACTCTTACCTCCTACTTAACTCCAAACCAGTGTTTTTTAAGTCTGTACTCCCCAATTTCATCAATTACTTTCTGTGCTATTTCTTTGTTTTCAAAGACTGGAGCACCTGAATTGTTAAATTGTGCTGCACATACAAGTATCCTGTTATTTTCGGTATCGTACACAACTATATAATTGAATTCACCACTTTTAAAAGACCTGCTATACTTCTTTAGGATAGCCTCTACCCTACGTCTTTCAAGTTCAAATTCTGCTTCCTCTTTAGTCAGAAAGGCATTCCCTATATCTCTAGCCGATTCATCATAATCAGTATAAAAGACCACTTGTTCTATGTCTCCATCACTATACAGATGATAATAATCTTCACCATCTTCTTTTTTTAAGTCCCAAATGCTTTTTACTTGCCCCTGGTTAGCTTCTTTTATCATCTGCTTTACTTCTTTGTTTAACTCTTTCTTAAACTCTTCTGTTCTCTCAATTACGTATTTTTCAATATCTGCTATTAACATTTTTATATCTCCTTATCATAGTTTTTCCATAAAATATCTTTTACCATTAGCTTTTTGTAATGGTTGCTCGTCAAAATCGTACCTATCAATAATCTCTCTGTAAAATGCTTTTTTACCTGTAATATTACTATTCTTGATACCTGATAATTTACACCAGTCAACAAACTCACTGTATAGCACATCTTTAGGTTTTTCTAATACTTCTGTCTCACTTAACTCCTGGTCATCTAAGTAAGTCAAAACAGTTGAATTGTCTATTTTATACTTATCAAGTACTATCTTAACCTTACGTGGCTCTGTAAATTTACCACGTGTGATTAGTCGTCTAGCCCCTCTAATGGCTAAATTGAGTAAATAACTTAGGGCCTCGTCTGTTGTAATCTTCTCTCCTATTAGTGGGTCGTAGTCCTCATCATCAGTAGTAAATTTAGCGTCAAATGGTATCATTATCCATCTTCTGTAAAACCCGTCTGACTTATCAAATGACCTAGGAATATTATTACAACTATATATATGAGTTGCGTATGGCTCGATTGTATAGGGTCTTTCCCCCTTACGTTCAACCATTATTGAATTACCTGAAAACAGCTTTTTAAGTGTACCAGTATCTTTGATGGTAACATTGTCGATATCATCCCCTATGTTGGCCAATCTGTTCTCAAGTTCTGCCGTATTAAATCTATCTGTCACTTTTTCCAGGGCTATAGCTGAATAATTTCTATTACCTAGAAAAGTCTTAATTAGATCAAGTATCGTACTTTTACCATTTGACCCACCCCCATAGAATAAAAAGGCTTTTTGATATTTACTATGCTTAAGTAGGGTAGCCCCTAACATTTCCTGAAATAGATTTATTACTTCTCTATCTGCTAGGAACACCCTATTTAACATCTTATCTAAGTCGGCACAATAAGCAGTTGCGTCATATGTTACAGGTAACTGTGAGAAGTCAATTATTGACTTATCAAATGGTAGACACTCATTAGTTTTGAGGTTGAACCTGGTATTTTTTACATTTATAATGTAAGGATTTAACTTTAAATTTCTAGTATTAACACGTTCCATGTCGTTGATATATGATACTACTTCGTTACGCTGATTATTCTTAATAGCGTACACCTTATTACGTATGTACTTACCTAAGGTCTCACAAGGCACGTAACACCCGCTTTTATACTCATGAATAGTATTGTTATAGTTGATTAAGCTATGCTCTTCTATAAGCTCCTCGGCTATTTCCACATGATTGAAATTAGCTTTCTTAATCTGTGCCTGAATTTCGTCATCTGGCTTAAATGCTTCATCCCTACATATACTTGCTATCTCTGACTCGCTAAGAGGGTCCTCGAATATATAATCGTTTATAATCGGTATAGTCTCTCTTATCTCATCTCTAGTAAAGCCCTTAGCCTGTAGGTATACAATGTAGTCAAATAATTCTTGATTACGACCTGACCCGTCGCCCATGCCTTTGAAATTAAACTTATTAGCTGGTGTGCTGATGGCACTTAACCACTTAGGGACTTCCTGGATATCTTTCATTTTAACCTGTCTTATCCATTCTCTTGGCTCTCCGTCTTGTTTAATTTTAACGTACGCGTTACGCCCCCCACTTTTACGGTCACAATATAACCCTATAGCCAATCTCTGCTTGATGAAATTCTTAGGCTCTTTCTCAGACGCTTTAAACCAACAATGAATACCCCTAGTAGTTTTCATTACCTTAGTTTTAAGGTCCAGGGCGTCTACTATTTTTAACATTAACTCGGCGTCGCTAGTAGTATCAAAATCAAGTACTATATAACCTTTAGGGACAACCACAGCCACGTTATCAAACGCCATGGCCTCGTCTTTAGTGTATGTACCCTCACCGTTTTTAAAACCGTGTGTAGGCGTCTTATTGTTCAATATGATATATTGCACTTGGCCACCCCCTATTTACTCTTGCTGACTTCTAAATCTATCATCTTATCTATGTAAGTCTTAACTTTCCTTAAATCTTTTAACCTATCCTCACCAGGTTTTTTACCGGCTCTTTTTAAATATTTCAAAATTGAACCCGCGTAAAAATCTAACTGCCAATCGTCTATTACGTCAAATGGTGATATCTTACTGTCGTTATAATAATTAGGTCTAATACTGTCTATCTTCTTATCCATTGTATTTATCTCCATATCTTACCGGTCTTTTTATCTTTTACGGTAATACGCCCCTCGACGTGAAAGTCTGCTAACTCACACATACAAAAAATTGCAGTTAACAACTTCTTAAATCTCTCCTCAGCTTTTCGGTCTTTTTCGACTTTCTTAATAGCTTCATATGCCGTCAAGTCTTTACACCCTGAGGCGTTTAACTTATTTTTATCCACCTGTTATACCCCCTAGATACCTATTATCTTACTGGCTATCATGTCGGCCGTATGAGTGAATAACACATTAGGGTATTTCTCTATGGCTCTACCATAATATTCCCACATCTTAGTATCTCTCTCATAGGCTCCCATATGCCACCTAATACACGCTATTTCTTCGTCCGTCAATCTCAAATGGTGCTGCACCATGATTATTGACTTGTCCCCGTGTCCTGGGATAATTAAATCATCCTTATATGTATATCTGCTATTTTCATAATCCCACTCGTATAGGTCGCATTTACAAATGTCATGATACATTCCGATAATATGAGGACTCTCAGGTCTTTCCCATGTCAAATCTAACTTGTCAGTTAACTCAAGTAATATTTCTGTTACTTTCAAGCTATGGTCAAATAACCCACCTGTATAATCACCATGATATTTAGTGCTAGCAGGGGCACTAAAAAAGCCCATATCTATTAATAATTGTCTGTCAATTCTTGTATGAATTGGCATTATTTCTATGTATTTTAATAGTCTATCTTTTATATCCATTTCTTAATCTCTCCACTATCTCTATAAATTCACCTATTGTATAAGGTGAAAAATGTAAGCCTTTTGACTTCTCTATCCTACGCTTATGAATTACTTGGTCATCTTGCAAGTCATTCTTGCCTACTTTTAACTCAAACGCTACGAACTTGCCATTTATACAAGTTACCAGGTCGGGCTTACCCTTTCCAGTAAACCCGTCCCCGAACTGATTTATATAATATATTTTGTTTTCTTTTAAGTAGGCGATTGCTTTATCTTGTAACTTCTTCTCAGGCTTTCCCATATTTTACAACTCGTCTAACTCGTCAAGGTCGTCTAAGTCGTCAAGGTCATTGTCGTCCTCGTCTACTGGGTCTACCTTACCCTTAGTACTATTGAACCCACTAGCTGACGTGTAATCTTTTAGTCTTACTGCTGTAGCCTCTTGACCTGCTTTTTCGCCACTTGTACGCGTGTACTTTTCATGATTAACAGTAGCCTGGATATAGCACCCTACAATATCTTGTGTATCTATTTCTTCTACCTGGAAATTGTTAAGGCACACTCTGGCAAAGTATGACCATGCTTTTAACGCCCCCTCGTTAATATCCCCGTTGGCCTTAGTAAAGCTAAAATTTTCAAAATGCTTTTCGCCACTTGACGTCTGTAAAGTAACTTTTAACTTGCCGTAATCGTCATACTTAGACTCGTCTACTTCCATAATCTTGAATATTGTTGTTCCCTCAGGAATTATAGTAAATGTGTTTTCTGCTAATTTCATTTTTGCCATTGCAATCTACCCCCTAATTAATACTTTAATAATGTTTCACTTATAAACCCGATTATTTTATTTCCTACACGGTCCGTTACCAATATGAACTTTTCAACATTATCTTCTGATGTTTCAATTTCCAAATAGACCAATCTATCGTCCTTTTCAATTAGTCCAAAATTTTCATTGCGTATACCTATCTCATCCTCTAAGTCAGTTTTAAATACTCTTACTATTTCAGCTGGTTTAGAATCTGCATAAGGTAATGACGCTCTGAATAAACTTAACTCGTCATCTTCAATATCTGCTTTTAATATAGCCTTAATTAAGTCGTTAGGCTCTTTCACATCTCCAAATGGTTTTACTCCCTCAGGCACAAGCATACCTACACCATTGCATATCAACCAGGCTTCATCACCATTACTAACTATCTTTCCATGTACACCAACTCTTTTTACAAATTTTTCAAACTTCATAATTTACCTCTTTTCTTTTATTTATCATTTATTTTAATTGGACAAATCACACCTAATAAAATCTCTTGCGACTCATCCCATATTGTTATAGGTGTTGTATTTTTCTCATGGACCATTACCACATAATTACTACCGAATAACTTTAACTTACTTTCATCTACATAAGTAGAATACTCACCATCAACGGCTTTATATTCTAATATCACTACTTCTTTTGTCCCTACTTTTGATTTTCTGATGTTATCCGTCTGCTCGGCTACATGATAGTTATCTTTTTTCTTAAATCTATCTATTCCTATATAACCAGGTTTTAATATCATTGGCTCTTTTAACTTGAATAAGTCGTATAATACTTTAGAATTAGGGACAATCAGCAAATAATTAGGCTCAGGTATTACAATATAATCACCCTCATAATCACCTATTAGTAGTTGACTATTCTTTTTGAAATGTTCTTTTACAATTAACTCGTTTATTTTCTTGTACTCCATGTTAACCCCCTATTCTATACTAGCCGTCTTTAGCGTATACACTTCTGATGTTTTCTTATACTTGTCGTACACGTCCGGCAATTCTTTTTTTAACTTAGACTGGTCTAGAGAAGTCCTATTTGACTTGGCTAGTGTCCATGTGTACTTTTTAGAGGATATCTCTACCTTAGTGTCACCCTCTCTAAATTGACCAGTCATAGACTGCTTAACTATCCCTTGTATCTCTTTAAGTCTATCTTTTTTGTCCTTGATTTTAGCTTCTGCCTTATCTATTGACGCTATCAACTTATCTGCCTCAGTCATTAGTTTTTGGATATCTTCGTCTTTGGCCTCTGTTACATTCTTCCTTAACTCTTTTAGAATGTCAGCGTCTTTCTTCTCGTCAAACTCAGGAGATATTCCAGTTAATACATGGTTATCCCAAAACTTTAACGCTGGCTCAATGTAAGACTCTTTAAATGTTGGATATTCTTCGGATAAACTAAACTCAACTACTACAGTATTATCAATGGTAGGAACAAACTTTTCAGGACTAGTATAGTCAGTATCTGTCAAAAATGAACAAGTCATAACCACGTTATCAAACCCTAGTAGGTAGGCGTATAGGCACGCCTGTAGCTTGTAGTATATCGGTGGCTCTACTTGGCCGTCCACGCCTTTCCAATCCTCAACTCTCTTAGTAGTCTTAACTTCGACTACAAAATCATCACCGATAAAATCCCACATTCCCCCCAGTGCCTTGGTATCATGGAAGAAATCCCCCCATGTTTTCTTAAAATAATCAGGCCCATATACATCTGTAGGACTCTTAATATCCATAAAGTACCTATCCTTTAAATAGTCGCTTATCTTAGGCTCTATCGTCTTACCAGCTATAGTATATATAGTATCTTCAAACGGCTCTTCGTACGTCCTAGTCATCTCACACCACGCCTTAAAAGGTGTTGACCAGTTGTTAAATCCTAGTATTGAAGCGAACCTAGTAGCCGTTAATTTCTTCGGCCTTTTAGGCGGGTTAACCTTAATTGTATTATTTTCTAAAAATTTCATTACATCACCTCTTTTAACTACTGGACCACCTTAGCCCTAAAATTCTTTTTCTTATTCTTACCTTGCTTATTAGCTGGCTTAATTGGTCTATCTTCCTTAATTAAAGCAGTTGATATTGTGACTACCTCTGTGCCTCTAAAACTCATGATCTCACCGTTGCTACTGTCAGTTACTAAATTCCAATCACCATATCTATCGACCGTATTATCTTCATTTAATTTATTAACACTGTAAGGTGTTTCTGTCCTAAAAACTAAGGTCTTACCGTTTTTAAATGTTATAACGTTCAAATACATCTTTTACCCCTTTCTTTAGCGTTATGACGCTAACTTAAAATAAAATTATTCTGCTACCTTTTCTCCTATTTCGATTAACAAGGCGTCCGCCTCTGACTTAGTTAACCCCTGCTTTACTTTCTTAACAGTAGCACTAATGTACTTGGAATATTTCTTCTCCAGGTCATCATCAAATACCACATTGTCTTTATCCATATACTTGGCTCTTAGTTTTTTAAGTCCATTTGTAATGGCTGTTTTTTGAGTCTTGGTAAAATCTCCGTCCTGGTCTGTCAATTCCTCTTTTACTTCTTCTCTCTCCTCGTTGGTAGCTGGTCTATTAGATTTCTTAGTACCGCTCTTAGCTGGCTTACCGTCCTCGTCTACCGGCTTACCTGTAGTCTCTTCTATACCGTCACTTTCGATAATATCTAGTGCTAGTACATATAGATATCTTCTTATATAAGTCTGAACGGCCCCTACTTTTTGAATAGGGTTTTTTATCATTGACTCATCAGGTGCCAACTGGCTACTGAATACTACCACTTCGTCGGTATTGTCGGTATTAAATATCTGTAGTACAGCTTCGCTATCTGTAAAGGATATAATATCCGATAAGCCTAAGTCTTTAAATATTTTTTGCTTAATCGGTATTATTTCTTCTAGGGTAAAATACTTATACTCTGCGTACCTATTAATTCCTGTCTTTTTAATACCTGCATTTAAAAACTGCTCTCTTGCCACTAGCAATTTTTCAAATACGTTTTTTGATGTCGCCTTTGCTGTTGCCATAATTACTATCTCCTTTTCTATTTTATCTAGTTTATTTTTGACTTTTCGGTCAATATTGATATATTTATCTATACGACTATTAGCCATATTGATATAATATTCTAGGTCTAACTTATCTACAGTCAGCTTATTAGTGTTATCTATATAAGCGTGAGTCGGACACTCTGAAATTATTTCTTCTTGCCACTTAGGGGGGTCTACTGGGACCTCATCCATTTTGCCAGTCTCTTTATTTTTCTTTCGCTTAAACTTTACTAATTTACCTTTTACTATCTGCCCGTATGTAGGGTCAGTTACTGCATATACTCTATTTACTTTTTGAACTTCGTACTTTTCACCGTTGATATAGTGATATGTCCCGTCGAATGTACCGCCTGTTTTCACTATCTGTTGAAATTTTAGTATATCCTTACAGTTACTTATAGTATCTCTTGGCGGTATACCGTTAACTAAATAATCAACTATGGCCTTGTGAACTATGGATAGTGAGTTTGTTTTAAAATTACCACCTTTATATAGTGATACGTAACCACCTTTCGTTTTGATTGACCCGTCGGCTTTTATACCTATATAGTTATTGACGTCTTTCTGGATAACCTTGCTAAAATCGTCTCTCTCCATTTCAAACTTAGTGACCTTACACCATTCATTTACTATCTGCTCTGACAACTCAACTTCTCTACGGGCGATACTGAACATAATACCGTCGGTATTAATATTTATAAAGTCTATAGTCTCGCACGCCCTGGCTAGCCTTACAATAAGCATTGTCATAGCTAATTGGTTGCTTATACACACTGACCTACCCGCCCACCTGTCGGCTAAGTCGTTATACATATTAAGCATTGCTCCGTATACAGTGTTAACTACCAACTTTAAGGCGTTAGCTTGTTTTTTATTTCCTTGTCTTTTATATTCAAGTCGCCTTTTTACTAATGACTCGTACGCCTTAGCGTCTGCCATTGACCTAGAACAGTAGCCAAAATTAATCATTGAACTAGGGTATAGACTTGCTACATCCTGATTAATTATTACTCGCTCCTCATCCTCTTCAACAATTACACACGGCTTAGCACCATGTACCCCACCCCATGCGTACGTCACGGGACAAGTCCCGTATGATGTTGTAAACTTTATATCTAAGGTCATTCCCTTTGCCCCAGGTGACCCGAATAATTTAGCGTCGGGTATTGATTTATCGTGTATCAAATTGAAGAAATTAAGTACCTCTTGTGGTATGTCGTTTACGTCGATATTATCAGGAATTATATACTCTCTCTCGTCTGTACGTTTAACTAACTTAGCCCCTAGTACCTTAGCCGATAACTTGGCGTTAGTTAGTCCTACTGCTTCTTGAGGACTTAGACCGTACATCTCTCCTACTAATATCTTAGCGTCGATATAATCTTCTAGACGCTCATTATAAAGCTTTATAGTACTATCTACGTCATATTTACAGTATTTGATTACTTCTTCTAACTCTCCAGGCGTTAGCTTTCTATCGATATTAAAATTTACTGAGGATTCTATTATAGGTAGCCCTAAATTACCCTCGATAGATTTTAAGGATATTCCTATATCTGCTATATCGTCTCTGAGGTCAAAGGTTGAAACCGGTAACTTCTTATATGATACAAATGGAAATTCCCAGGCGTTATTGCCGTTTATAATATAGTCGTTGTGCCTTTTAACTTCGATATTAGATCCGCCTAAATACATAGTAAGTAATATCCAATTGTCGTAATGCTTGTTGTTAAACCCACCTAGTATTATGTCTGGTTGGCTCAAGAAGCTTCTAAGATGGTGATTGTCGTTATGTATTACTATATGGTCGCTATTTTCTTCGGGACGCCTAAATACTACTATCCAGTCGTCGACAAATACTTCTATGTCATATATGTAAATATTCATTCCTCGTCCACCTCTACTTTATATATAATAGGATTGTTAACCTCACCTCTTAAATGTTTCTGCACACAACTATATGATAGACTTAATTTATTTACCAATTCTTTTCTTGACTCACAAATCATAACTGGTAATTGATATTTATCGCTTGTCACAACCATAAATAATGTCATACAATATCATCCTCGTTATCTTCCATGTCGTCTTGACACACTTCGCATATATCTGCTGTATGTCTATCACTCATTAGACACCCACACATTATACATTCTTTCATGATTTACCACCCCCGTATTCTCTTCTATAACTTTCCATGTATTCGTTAAATAACTCCTCTGTAAAATCTGCATACTGGGACACTGTCCTATATATATCAACTTCAAGCGTACCTTTGGTTAACAAATGAATGTAACTACATTTCTGAGTCTGCCCTGTCCTATGTATCCTATCTCTTGACTGCTCTAGTGATATTGTCCTGATGGTAGGTTCGTAATATATGATGGTATCACTGGCAAAAAGGTCTATCCCGGCTGAGGCCGTCTCATATTGACAAACTATAATTTTAATAGATTCATCATTTTGGAACTTACGCCATATCTGCTTGTCTTTTTGCTCACCATTAAGTGTTACATATTTGAGTTTTAACTTGTCTAACAACTCCCCTATTTTGTGGATAGAATAGGTAAATTGTGCGAATATAACTAACTTTTTTTCATCCGGAAAACTTTCCAAAATCTCTTGTAGTATATTTAACTTCTCGCAAGGTACTTCCACTATTGATTTATCTTCTAAGGTAACAAAGCCACTTGCCAACTGTCGTAATTTTAGTCGCCTTGATAGTGGGTTTTCTGCCAGTAAATCATACTCTAGTAAAGCTGATTTAAGGGCCATTCTCTTATACTTATCTTTGGCTTTTAAGTCTACTTTTATTATCTCGTCTGGTAACTTATCAGGTAAGTCTTGACAATCTATTTTCTTAACTCTAAAACTATACTCGTCGATTATCTCTTGTAATTCGTTAACATGAATATATGAACTAGGTCTAAAATATTTGTTAAGTATTGCGTACCTTTTGATAAACTCACTATATGACCCTTTGTGCTTTACACCTGGCTCGTACTCGTCCATTTTATCTTTGAAAATGTTACTGTATACATTACCTCTATCCATGTAGCAGTCTAAAAAACAGAACTGCGACCAGATATCCTCTAAGTGTCCATTAGATATTGGCGTACCTGTTAGGATATATTTATACTTTGCTCTACTAGCTAGTTTGAGTAGGAACTTAGACCGCTTAGACGCCCTATTCTTTATAAAGTGGGCCTCGTCTAATATGATACAGTCATAAGTATTATCGTACGTCTTACCACGCCACACCTTATCGTAATTAATAAGTGTAATATGCTTTTGTAGTAACTTACTATCGGTGGTGTTAAACAATTCTATATCACGCTCCCACGCTCCTAAGGCTGACTTAGGACCTACTACAAGGACTGTCTTAACTTCCTTAGATTTAATTAAGTCTCTTATCCTAAATAGCGACGGTAGGGTCTTACCTGTCCCCTGTTCCATAAATAAAGCGAAACCGTTTTGCACCCTGGTATATGACAATGCTATTTCCTGGTGGGCGTATAACTTAATCGTCATCCACTTCACCCTTGAATAATTCTATCAAAATAGCATTGGTGTACTCTTTAAGTAGTCGAACAAGTGAACTATCCTTATTGCGTTCGGCGTCCTTGTCCTCTAGCTTGCTTATTTCACGAATGATATTATCGGTTAAGCTTATAAATTCATCTCGTGTAATCGTGATAGACTCCTTACTATCTAAGACGTGAAATTCTACTATCGACGCTAAGTTAACTTTAGTTAGTCCCTCTTTGCTCTTGATAATAATAGTAGTCTGTTTTTTTCCATTGTTTATAAAACCATATATATTAAATATTTCACCCTCGATAATACTTCCATACGTTGTTTCAATATGCACTATTTGTCCTTCTACTAATGTCATCACATCACCCCCTATTTAACTAACCAGGCTAAGCCCATTTTTACATATTCCCACACTATCAAAATAGCGTAATAAGTAGCACCATTGATATTACTAATTGTCTTATTCATCTGTTTTACTCCTCTTAAATATAGTCTTGATACTCCACGGCCGAAAATGGTGGGACACTCTTTCTTGCCACTTCGTCTTGTAATCTCATACCATAATGTAGATAATAGGCGTACGCCTTTCTACTCATTAGCTTTAGACTTCCATACTCGGCCGTGCATTGAATTGGTATTTTATCATCTCTCTGGGCCTCTTCCCAGGCTTGATTAAATATCTCCTCTGCCCTAGTCCTACCGATTGAAAAGTAATCGGGGACGCTGGACTTTTTTATCATGTCCGGTAAAATTATAGTATTTCGTTTCATCTTACTCACCTTATTCATGGTCTGTGATAATAATGTCGTCATGTTTAATTAGTAATTTTACTGTTCCGTCTTTCACATGCTCATCTAGTTGAGTATCATTTAATTTAATTCTCCCAAATGTAGTTAGATTTAATAAGTATACTATTTTGTCCCCTGGAATAACCATATATTCATTGAGGTAGTTTTTATAACTAACTATATCTCCGATTTCGACGGTCCCGTTTTTACGTGCGATAACTTTCATAAATACATCTCCTTTTCTAATTTAACTAATTGATTTTTAAGATATTCATTATTCTTTCTCGATAATGGTCGGCCTTACGATTGCCGTTAACAATGTCTGATAAATACGCTTGTGATATTCCAAGTTCTTCAGATAACTGTTTCATAGATTTATTTTGTTCCAGCAAAGCCGTTCTCACTTTAATCTTAAAGTCCACTGTTCTCACCCCCCCTTTTTTTATAATGTGTAAATTTTCTTAGAACATTATTGACTTATAATGTATAATATGCTAATATATAAGCACACAAATAAATAACAAAACTTTTGGCGAAGTTATGAATGATTTATTTTTTTATTGATATAATTAGCGTTTTTTTGTGCTTTCTTTTTAGCTTATGAACTAAGTATAATGGATAAAACGCTAATTGTCAATAGCAAATTAGCTAATTTTTTAAAAAGGAGGTATTACATTTGAATCTATTAGAAAGAGTTCAACATTTAGCTACTCTCAAAGGTTTATCTGTTGCTGAAATTGAAAGAAAAGCAAATCTCGGAAATGGTACAATTCGACGATGGGAAAATTCAATTCCATCAGCTGACAAACTATATAGAGTATCAAAGGTTTTAGGCGTATCGATAGAATATCTTTTATCGGGTGAAGAACCTATCGAAAACGAAAAAAGCAAACTAATAGCTAGAAAAGCTTCTTCTTTATCTGCTGAACAGCTAGATGCAGTATTAAACATGATTGACGTATTTAAAAGTAAATAGGAGGTGTCAATGGTCTATAATTACGATGAATATTTAAAAATTCCAAAGTACCCAAGGTATGGTTTTGTTTATTATGTTTTGGGGGACTTCATAGACGATACTATTAATTACCCAGTTGATTTAAGAGATATATGTGATAAAAATAATTGGAAATTAATTCCTTATACATCATTCGATTGGAAATTATACAGCATTTCCAGTGACGGGTTTTCATTTGTAAATAATGGGGAAGTTTGTATTTTTTACAACGAATCGCAAATGACTGAAAGAATCAATTTTACAATCGCTCACGAGATAGGTCATATCGTATTAGGTCATCTTTTTACGAACGACGTATTATCTCATAATAAATTGGTTAAGAATAATGTGTTAGAAATAGAAGCAAATGTATTTGCTAGAAATCTACTATCACCTGCACCATTGATAGTAAATTTAAAACAACTTCCAAGTCCAAAGAAGTTCGCAAAGAAATTTAATGTTAGTGAACAATTTATGAATATTAGATATCAGTATCTAGATCTTGATTACAAGTCAGTAAAATACAGTGACCGTGTTGTGGAAAAATTTAAACATTATACTAATGAAATAAATTTAATAAGTGTACATATGTAAAATTATGATGTTCATTTGAAAGGAGTGAGTACTATTATGTTTGTATTTTTATCGTTTGTATTTTTTATATCTTTCATTTCTTTAATTGTTTTTGGTGTTTTGACTATAAAGAATAGGAAGAACGATAAGAAAAAGAAGTATTCGAAAAATTGTAAAATTCTTATTGGTGTTATTATACTGTCGTTCATCGGATGCGGAGTTTTCGCATCTGAAAGCACAACTAAAAACAGTAGTAAACCTGTAGAAGTAAAAACAAAAAAAGATGAATCTAAAAAAATTAATACTAGAAAAGATGAACCTAAGAAGGTAGAACATGAGAAGAAGGTAGAACCTAAGAAAGAAATTAAGAAAGTAGAACCAACAACAAATAACACCTTTGACGAAGCCAAAGTAATTAGAGTTGTTGACGGTGATACTATCCACGTATTATTTAATGGTCAAAAATATAAAATCAGAATGATAGGTGTAGATACTCCCGAGACTGTTCACCCTAATAAACCAGTTGAATACTACGGTAAAGAAGCTAGTAACTTTACTAAGAAGTCGCTAAGTAATAAAACTGTTTACTTGCAAAAAGACGTATCTGAAACAGACAAGTACGGTAGACTACTTCGCTATATATGGCTTTCTAGGCCATCATCTAATGAGCCTAGCGAGGAAGAGATAATTAATAATATGTACAATGCTATCTTAGTGAAAGAAGGCTACGCACAAGCTTATACTTACCAGCCTGATAGTAAATATAGTAATCTATTTACTCGTCTACAACGTGATGCAAGGGAACATAATACAGGATTGTGGGCTAATGAAAACATAGAACCAAAACAATCTACACAACCAGCTAAAACTGAATCCAGTAGGCGTGAATATACTGCTGATACAACAGAAAATGGAAAAATAAAAGGCAATAGAAACTCGATGAAATATCATGTTCCAGGTGGGAGGTCCTACAACAAAATAAGCGAGAACAACGTAGTATACTTTGATACAGAACAAGAAGCGATAGATGCTGGTTATATACGTGCTGAAAGGTAGGTGATAATATGACTATTGAAAACCAACTGCGTGAGCTTATAATACTAAAATATGGCTCGCTTAGAGAATTTACTTTTAACATTGGCCTACCTTATTCCACCTTATCCACGATTTTGAAAAATGGAATTATGACGGCCAATATATCCAATGTGGTTAAAATATGTAATGCACTAAGTATTAAAATCGATGAACTTGTAGAGGGTCGATTAGTGGAAAATATACCAGGTGAAAGGTTACTAGATGTTGAAAAAATATTTAATCAGACTAAGATAAATATACAATATCCAAATGTTAAAATTAACGGTCAAAAATTAGATAAAAACACCCAAAAAATACTTATTTTCTCAATCGATTTAACATATCAATTAGCCTTAAAAATGTACCAAAATACTTAGTTTATCCAAATATCATGTAATGTACTTAGGGACTCTTAAGAATAATGCTATTTTGATTAAAAATATGAGTAGTATTTACGAATAATAAAAACAACTCAACTTAAAATCATTCGGCAATTACGACAAATATACTTGTCAAAATAAGTTGTTTTTAAGGGTCGTTTTAAACTAAAACAAAAATAACAAAAACTATAACAAAAACCAATCTCTAACAAAAACTGAAAAAAATAAAAATATATTTTTTACTTTTTTTCTGTTCATCAGGTCAATTTTTATAACAAAAACTACCCTCAAAATATGAGTTTTTGTTAAGATTTACCCTGTTTTTGTTATGTTTTTGTTATACCTGATTTTTTACAAGCATTGGAAATACTATATTATTTTACTATTTATAACATAATAACAAAAATATTACTTATTTCTATAGAAATATATAAATATATATAATATATAAGAAAAAATATATATAAAAATAAATATATATAAGAGTTGGAAAAGTTTTTGTTATTTTGTTATGTTCAACTTTTTGAATATAGTATCTCTGTTGTTCTCATTGAGAATGGATAATTCAAAACTACACCCAACTTCACACGTAAATTATTATTTTGGATATGTAGGGAACTAAATATATAGCAATAGCGATAAAATCGATTTAAAAGGGTCTATAAGGCGTTTTATAGTTATTCTTGATTACTTTTATCAAGTAGTAGCGTAAAAACGCTAATAACGGCGTACATCACGTCAAAACGACATAGAGAGGAGTTATAAATTATGAATATCGAAAAATTAAAAAATGGTAAATATAAATATCGTGAAAAATACAAAGACCCACTTACTGACAAGTGGAAGTCTGTAACGGTTACTTATGAAAAAAATAATCGTCATATAGAAAAGCTGGCCCAGAAAGAATTAAATAGCAAAATAGACAATATTTTAAATAAGAGATATTCTCCCACTACTCAATTAACCTTTAGCCAGTTAGCTGATTTATACTTAACATCTGCTAAAGAGTATTTAAAAATTGACTCTACCTATCTCGTCAGATGTAAATTAGTTGGTAAGGTGGTAAGATTAATTGGAGAAAATACACTAGTAAGCAATTTAACACCAACATACATTAACTGTCGTATGGAAAATGATAGCAATAAAACAACAATTAAAATAATACTTAGATGGGCCTATGAGAATGAGTTAATTGAAAAGGATTTAGCTAGATTTATTAAGCGTGATGTTAAGAAACGTAAGACCCTAGACGAAATTATAAGCGACCAGGACAATAAGGACTACTACGAACGTGAGGAGTTGACAGGAATATTTAACACTTTGTCGAATAACAAGGACTTTAACAGTCAAATGCTGAGATTAATATTAGAAACCCAAACCCTACTAGGTAAGCGTTGGAGTGAAATAACAGCCTTATCAGATGATGATATCGACGACGACAGGCAGATAGTCCATATTTATAAGCGTTCGTTTAACGGGTCTATAAATACCCCGAAAACTGAAAAAACAATTGACGACTTAGGTATAAATCGTCGGGTAATTCAAATTAAAAAAGAAGCCCAGTTTTTAAAAAGAATTTATGGTGTGAGTAGCGATTTTCTATTTTGTAATCAAAATGGTAACCCCTACTTACTTCCAACAGCTAGATATATTTTGAGTAAGAATAACTTTAGCCCTAAGACCCACCTATTTAGGAAAACTTGTGCTTCGCTACTGGCTGAACAAGGTGTGCCACTTAACTATATACAAGCTCGACTAGGCCATCAGGACGACAAGACGACCCTTAATATATACATCAAGGTAACAAGTAAAATGAAACAACAAGAACAAGATTACTTTAAGACCCTAGATATTTTATAGTTTGTCCCTCGCTTGTCCCTTGAAGCAAAATACAGCGTATCTAAAGCATATAATAACATTTAGTCTTAAAAGTTTTAGATACGCCATTTCAATGTTTATAAGGGGTGTATTTAATATGCATGGTGTTTATGATATTTTTCATTAGAATTTTTTAAAAATTCTTAATAATTGTATAGGTGATTTATTCGATAAACATAGGGGAGACTCAATTAATAGTTATGCAAGACATTTTTCTAATCTCTACAAATCCACAAGGACTTCCCTATAAATCTATTAAAGTCTATCACATAAAACAAATATAACAAAAAAATCACAAAAATCATATTTTTTCTCAAAAAAAATAATTTCTACATCCCTTTAATTTCAAGGCTTTAAACCCTATCAATGCATATCTACCAAAAAAAATATAAATTTTTTTCAAAAAATGTGTTTATGAAAACAGTTCGCAGGGTAAATCTATAACGTGATAAAAATTTGACGTCAATAAAGATAAAATTCAAATTAAATTATGGTAACCCACAGTATCCTTATAAGTAGGATACTAGTTCACAAACATTATGGAGGTAATTATGAGTAAGATTATAGTAGTAGGAGCAAATCACGCTGGTACAGCGACAATTAGAACAATTTTAAGTAACTACCCAGAACATGAATTGGTAGTATATGACAGGAACAATAACATTTCTTTCCTAGGTTGTGGTATGGCACTTTGGATAGGTAAGCAGATTTCTAAGCCAGATGGTTTATTCTATGCTGATAAGGCTCAGTTAGAAGCTATGGGTGCTACAGTACACATGGAAGCTGATGTACATGATATCGACTTTGATGCTAAGAAGGTATTTGTTAGATTAAAAGACGGTACAGAAATAGAAGATACATATGACAAGATCATATTAGCTACAGGTTCTCTTCCAATTATACCAAATATACCTGGTAAGGATTTAGAAAACGTACAGCAGGTTAAATTATACCAGAACGCTGAAGAAGTTATAAAGAAACTAAAAAATCCTGAAATCAAGGACATAGTTGTTGTTGGTGCTGGTTATATAGGTGTTGAATTAGCAGAAGCATTTGAAAGATTAGGAAAGACTGTAACAATGGTTGATATCGCTGATACTTGTCTACCATCTTACTATGACGAACCATTTACTAGCTTGATGAGAGAAAATCTTGCTAGCCATAACATAAATCTTGAATTCGGCCAGGCAGTTCAGGAAATTAAGGGAACTGACGGAAGAGTTTCTTCAGTAGTAACTGACAAGAAGGAAATAAAGGCTGATATGGTTATCCTATCAATAGGATTCAGACCAAACAACGCTCTAGGTAAGGATAAATTGGAATTATTCAGAAACGGTTCATACCTAGTTAACAAGAAGCAGGAAACAAGTATGAAGGACGTTTACGCTATAGGTGACTGTGCTACTGTATTCGATAATACAATAGACAACACTAACTATATAGCTCTTGCTACAAATGCTGTTAGAAGTGGTATCGTAGGTGCTCACAATGCTGCTGGTACTGAAATCGAATCAATTGGTGTTCAGGGATCAAATGGTATTTGTATATATAACCTAAAGATGGTTTCTACAGGTATAACTGTTGCTAAGGCTGAAAAGCTTGGTATCGAAGTTGAATACACTGACTTTGAAGATACTCAGAAGCCAGGATTTATCGAAACAACTAATCCAGATGTTAAGATAAGAATAGTATATGACAAGAATACAAGAGTGGTTCTAGGTGCTCAGATGGCATCTGAATACGATATGTCAATGGGTATCCATATGTTCTCATTAGCTATCCAGGAGAAGGTAACTATAGATAGACTTGCTCTATTAGATATATTCTTCCTACCTCACTTCAACCAGCCATATAACTACATTACAATGGCAGCTTTAGGCGCTAAATAATAGATATATCAACACTTCCAGCTAGGGTAATACCCTAGCTGGCAATGTTTTGGCAATGTTTTTATTTTTTTCTTTTATTTTTATGGTTCTTTCTCAACTAGCGTTGATGAATAAAATGGTTCTTTGTCAACTAGCGTTGATGAATAAAATCCGAAATTTATGCGACAG